AATCCAACCGAACTAATCAACGCAGTCACAATNCCTAATATAGCAAATACAGTNCAAGCATCAAAGCAAGAATCATTAGCAAGAAAGAAATTAAAAAAGAAAATACCATTCAAGAACATAAAGTACCATGAGATAAACATAGACTATAATTATATAGATGAAACATGGACCATGCCCATATGGTTATGTCATTCAATAATGTCAATTAAAAAAGACGACAACCTAAATTTTTCATATCTAAGTTCAGACGGTGCAGATTTTTGGGTAAAACGGCAAGAGTTAATTAATGCATTCAATTCAATAATGAAACTAAGAGGAAATACAGCAACAATCTCTTTTCCATTTGAATACAAAACTAAAGGATATGTTATAGAACAACTTAAGAGATTAAAACTAATAAAAGATTGTTGGACATGTGGAAATCCAAAGAATGGGAAACCATGTAACAAATGCATGAAATGTATTTCACTAAAACGTTGGTCTGCATATCCAGAAAAAGGGGATTTGACATGACTAACATTTGTTGGTTCTCTGACTGCAACAACACCAATACTAAATTCTGCAATGTATGTAAGAAATACCTGTGTGATGATTGCCGAAAAAACTACTGGAAAAGACTAAAGGCATTTGGTAAAGAGAAATTAGGAATATGAAACATTCCCTCACTTCATTACCAATGACGTATGTCTATATGAAAAATAAGAAAGGCAAATGGATTAAATTATAAAACAGGTACTTCATAATATTAACGATCAATTAAACATATGAGTCACAACATCTGCATATCTGACAGAGTAAAAAATTACGCTATCAACATCATTGATCAATTGAAATTTTATCAAAATGGTAAAGAAGAATTCATGTTAAAATTCAATGAGATATACAATAACATGAGAACAGACGGAATATTGTCTGCAAGTAATCCTACACAATATGATTCTGTTAAAAACGATATCAGACGTAAACGTGATTCTATAATAAAAAAATCAAGACAATCCAGATAAAACAATACTTCTCTTTTCAAAACAATCACCCTAGTCATAGCTAGGAACAAATTTGCAAAGAAAACTGACAGATTTAGAAAAGGACACCAGAACGTTAAAGGGAATAATCACAACATTACGTAGAAGATTCAACAAGCTAGACAAAGACATAGAGGACACCAATTTTGACATTGAAATTTTACTAAGAATCGGAGAGTCACTAGCCAGAGTAATCAAGACTAAACATGACATCACAAAGAGTGTAGGTGTTGATGAAAGATTACAAAGACTAGAAGAGATTGCCAAGATTGCACAACGCCATGAGATGGTGACCAATTGAATGCAAAACAAGAGGCAAGGCTCAAGGAACTAGAAAATCAACTACTAAACCCAGAGGACAACCCCAACGCCAAGCAACCGCCAGTACTGCCACAATACCCAAAGACTCCTAAAGAGTGGTCTTTGAAATGCAGACCGATCATTGATGGCAGAAAGAATATTTTACAATATATGCCATTTCTGCAAAGATATCTGGAAGATCTTCATCCTTCAAAACAAACTATCTTTGCAAGACAGACAGGAAAGTCAACTACCATAGCAACCGAGATGGGATGTGACACCACAACTAATCCAGGATGGCATGCAAACTATACCACATATGAGGATGAATCATTATCCACATTTTCCAACATCAAGTTCAGACAAGGATTATGGAACACGGATCCTGTCAGAATGTTTGTTGTTGGCAGTACATTAGGAGAGGTTGGGAGAATTCTACTAAAGAATGGCTCAGTAAACACATTGGTAACACATGCCCACAAATGGAAACATTTGGAGGGAAAGTCAGTCGATTCAAACTATTTAGATGAAGCACAATATCTTGATTGGGATAATTACGCAAGAGCAAAGGAAACCCAATCCTTCACTCAGGGAAAGGAGAGAATCTATGGCATTGGAGGTTTTGTAAATACACCATATCACAAACTGTGGAACGGTACTGATCAAAGGGAATGGGAATATCACAAGGAATTATGGCGAGAAGGCTTGGAGTTTAATGATGACGGGCTAATTTGGGATGACTATCTATTAGATTTACTTGAAGGCCATTGGGAAGCAAAGGCTCCACAGAATCATTTCAGACACGGATACCACATGTCACAATTATTATTTCCACATATTCCACTAACCATGAAAGATGCTGAGGAAAAATACAAGGTATCGCCAGAATTCTCAGTAGAGTGGAAGCAAAAACACTACTCAAGTATTGAATTTGCCCAGCACGTAGAGGCCAAGTTCGTAGAGGGTGACATAAAACCAATCACAGATTCCATGATGTTCAAGCTGTATGACAGGACACTATCCTACACACAACCTGAAGATGTTGATAGAAAACTGGGAGATGTATTCACTGGTGTGGATTGGGGTGGTGGAAACAAGACAATAGTTTGGGACTCACAGTTTGTAGGTGATGAGATGATACTGCTAAATGTGGAACAAATTGAGACATCAGATTTGGACAGGCAGTTTGATATCGTAAAGGGACACATCGATTCTTACAAGCCAAAGCAATGTGTTGTAGATGCAGGCGGTGGAACTTACCAGGTACAACAGTTAGAGAAAAGGTATGCAAGTTTAGTGAGAAGAAACTCTTACCTAACTCGACCGGAAGCTCCATTGCCAACCAACCAGGAATCAAAGAAACTGCGCAAAGAAAACAGATACACGATTGACAGAACATATTCCCTTGATAGGGTAGTAAACAGAATCCAGAACAAAAAGATGAAGATACCTGCAGCAACAGATAACGACCGCAAAATATCAGACTGGATAGTCGAGGATTTCACAAACATAGAGGTTGAGCTGGTAAAACTAAAATCAACAGGCCAGACCTACAGGAGATATTTCAATCCTGTTGGAAGGCCATCTGATGCATTACATTCATGCAATTACAACGAGATTGCACATGACATATCAAAGAACAAGGAATGGTATTGGGTCAGCGGATAAACTTCTCTAATGCCATAATTCCTAATTCTTATCGGAATTAATGGAAAACATAATCAAACTTCACTGTGGTTGTCGAATCACGAGCAAAGGAAACCTACAACAGGAGTGCAAGCAACACAGTGAAGCACAATTCCTGAATTGAAACAATTCTCTTAGTGGAAATACTTTGAAATGAAATGAGATTGAAGATTGAACTGGACACAAAGAGGCTATGGAATATTGTCAGTGTTTTTCTATGGATATGGGGCGGGATTTGCAGCGGTTCTGGGATATGGATCAAGTGTGGATTCAGCGGACCTGACATTGTTCAATCTGGCAATATACCCAACACTTGCAGGACTGGTAACAATATTTCCAAAACTAGGAAAGACCTTTGCAGAATTGAGTAACATGGATGTGACAAATAATGAATAAGGTTAAAAAATTTCTAGACAGGAATCTGCCAAAGGGGAAATATTCCAACGGCAAGGAATCAAAATGTACGATATTCAACCTTTGCAATTTGTTTGATATGACAGACGATTGAATACTTCTCTTAGTGGAATGACTAAGATTCTGATTCATGAGTACTGATCCTTCAGCACTGAGCAAGTTCTGGAATATTAGAAACATTCTTGGATTGATTTACATCCTAGGGTATTTCTCATTCCTGTTCTATTCTGTAGAACGTGGACTTACAGAAGAAAATCCTGTATTGACTGTTCTATTGGGAATAATGTCAGCAGGAGTNGTANTGGTCACGCAATTCTATTTCAGAAGAGCAGAACCACAATAGAGAAANAACTTCTCTTTACANCTTTTTTCATTTTTATTTTCATGTCATGCGAACATGTCAAATGTGATGTGGTTTCAAATATTGAAGCTAAACGAATTCTATTCAAAGAAAACATTGAAGGCATTGACGAATGGCCTCACAGTTGGCCAAAAGGTGAGATAACATACAGGCTAAACAATCATACTACAGACATTTCAAAAGCATCATTACAGGACCGAGCAGTAACCGTTGCACTAAGGGCCTGGCAGCTAAGAATATCTGATTTAAAGTTCAGAAGGGAAAGAAACCCAGACACATCAGTTGACTTTGACGTATCATTTCAGCCACTGGAAAAATTCTCAGGCAAAGGAGTCCTAGCACATGCATGGTTTCCAGGACAGGGAAAAATCTCTGGAGACTGTGAAATCAATGATGAATGGAACTGGACAACACATTCAGCATTGCAAAAACTATCAACCCCTCCTTTAGTGCCGATATTGATTCACGAGTTTGGCCACTCACTTGGATTACGACATGATACCACAACTAGAGAATCAATCATGTATCCATCCTTTGATCTTGGACAAAAGAAAAACAGGCTGGGTCCAAGAGACATTATTAGAATTCAACAAAGATATGGAAAACGAAAGATTTCACAAAGAATAATTGACTATTTCCAGAACAGACGAGACAAGGGATTTGATTTTGACTAGAGTATTCTAAACAGTTCTCTTAATTTTGAATTTAGATTTCTAATTCATGGTTGCACCTACTATCAAGGAACCTACAGGTTCAACTGCAGGCGGTGCACAA